CTTCCCTTCTCTCTCCCCTAACCTCGAAGACATAATGAAACTGGCACCAGTTTTATCTCACACCTGACACTGCCACCCTAATTCTCCACAATTGCACCGAAGTCTGCCTCCCAAGAAGGCGTGTCAAACATCGAGTATTCCTGGTCTTCGTACTCATACCCCATCTCGACTATTTCCTGTAAGATCTCCTTGTAAGTTTCAGCACTCTTACCCCAGATATCCCACACAGCATTCGGCATAGATGCTCCTGTCCTTGTGCATATGTGCTTTCGCACCTCCTCGACAGTCCATGCCCATTGGGCAACGTTCTCCGGTGGTTCATCCCACACCCCACCTGTTGCATCCTGTGAGATTCCAACAACACCAATGGACATGTTCAGCAGCCTTTCGCCAGCAGGAGCTGCAGGAACGGGAACAGCAGCTGCTACAGCAGGGGCTGCAGTCCCCACTTGACCCATAGGTGTGAGGGAGAACGCGGAGGCTGAAGATATGACACTTCGCCTATGCAGTGTCCGCTGTATGACAGGCGTGCTCACATGGTCCCCCGACAGGTCCCTGTTGAGCCACTCACACATGAGCCTGAATGCGTCAACAATCGCGTCGACATCCACGTCATGGGCCAGTTCTGCTGCCACTCTTGCGGCAGTCATAATGGCCTCTTCCGCTTGTAGTGAAGTTGAACACATGGCTTCCAGGTCATATGGTAGACCTTCCAGAGCGTCGTCGTACTCGTCGCACTCATCCTCCCCAGATATGTGCTTGGACAGGCTTTCAATAGTCCGTGTAATGCAGGAACCGTAAAAAGCCGTTAGATTGATCACGGCTCTAGTTGTCAGGAGGCTAGCCGCAGCACGGAGGTATACTGACTCGTAGTTCATCTGTGTGGTCCCAGACCTATCACCGCGTGAGCGCGCCATGTCCTTTGCGCGGTACTGCCTCCTTGCAGCTGCCGCATACCACTGAGCCTTTACAACCCGGGACCTGGTCCTCTCCTTGTTCTTAGCCTCTGCAACCACCACTCTCGCGTAGTTTTCGGTGGTGCCTCTCCTCAACCTGTTGCTCATGGACCCTACATGCGATGCCCTGGCAATGTAGACTGCAACAGTACCGAGGAATGACTTGAGCCAGTGGAGGGTGTCGCTGTCGTCAACTTCTGTGTAGCTCCTCAAGCCTGGGCAACCCATCTTCCTGAAGACAGTCGCAAGGGTGGCGTGTAACTCAGGCGCTGGCACCAGTTCTGCCACCTCGTTGATGATAGCTCTCAGCTGCCTGTCATGAGGGATCAAGATGTGATGCCACTCATCCCATTCCTCTAGCTCCAAGCATCCCACTACTGAGTGCCTCTCTTGCAGCCTCCTGAGTGCTTCCACAAACATAGCGTTTTTGCAGACTGCTTCCAACAGTAGCGTGTCATCCCACGCCTTGGCGACATGGTTAATCTTGTCGTCAACCGTCCCTAAAGGAACCTCCATGGCAGCTGTTGGGTACGATGCACCCCCAACTTCAGTCACTACTGGGTCTATTTGCACCCTGCGCTTATCGACGCGTGTAACCCAGGCAGATGGGTCTGGGGTTTTCACGGGTACCAATTCCCTAGCTATGAGGACTTCGACGTCGTGGCCTCGGACTACATCTTCGGACATCACTCCAGTGTCTACCAAGTATTTGAAAGCACGTTCTGCAGCGGCTTCGGACACAGCTGTGTATGTTGCCAGGACCTCTGACATACCGTCATAGTTGCAGACAGCCGCTGCACTCTTGCTCATCGCTGTGTCGATGCGAGTGAAAGGGCAGACCTTCTTGATTATGTCCAGGTCCACATCTAGCTCAGGACCTGAGGGGGCCACAACCGGTGCACTGGCATTCTCAAGGTACCCGAAGCCGTAAGCGAAAGCGCTGTCGCCGTTGCGGAAACCCAGAGATGCCTCTAGGAGGCCGGACGTACGCAATAGGCTTATAGCGGTCATCATGTCGTACATGTTGGACTTATTGGCCTGGGCAGCTGTGATTGCTTTTGCGTCGACACGTACAGCAGACTGGGTGTTCAGAAACAAGGTTGACAGGTGTGATGCCTTGGAATGGCGCAGTGACAGTCTCTTGACTGACCCAGTTGGGTGTCTCCCAGGCATGTAGATTAGCCTCTCATCTATGTGTCCACCCCATGCCCACAGGAATGTGCGGTATAGACCTCTGTAGTGAGATCCGGTTGCGTCTGCCCATCTGAATGCCGCCAAACCTGAAGCCACCATGCGCCTCACAGGGTCATGAAGCGCCACCCTAAGCTCATTCTGTACATCGGCCCTGGAGCTCATGAATCCCTTGAAGCCTAACCCATCAACCCTGCTGTCATACATGTTGATTGTGGAACTCCCAACAGTGTGCCCGAGGCGCTTGGGGTCAAAAGAAACAGTAGTGACTGTGCGTGAGCGGTCCTCGTCCAGGTTTACAGGTCCGTGGAAAGCCCACATCGCGAAAGGGCAAGGGTAAGTGTGATTCAGGATCGCCAAGCCTGCTGACTGGAACCTTGCATCTCTGAGTCTCTTGGCGTACTCATACGGTCCTATGCCCTGGTGCTGCGGGAGAGCAGATGTGCCCCCATGCCTTATGCCTTCCGGGGTGCCAAAGATCAGGTCCATGTCGTCTCTGCCCTTCTTGTCGAACATGGACTCTATGAGCAAGTCGCGGAAGGACCTGATGTTGTACCTGTCAGCTCTTGTGACCATGCGCCTCAATGTGCCAATCTTTTTCCCGCCCAGCATGTATGCCACAATCTCAGTCTTTTCAACTCTGGCAAGCACTTGGTCGACTAGAGCACCAGGCATGTTAGCCATTACTTCTTCCAAGAAGCCAGCCTCGTATGTCCCCTTTTCGAGGCACTCCTTCAGCACTTCCTCCATGTGCTCCCCACTGTTGTCAGCGTCAAGAGTTCGGAACGGCTCTGCCATTCCCTTCTTCCTCGCTGCCTCAAGGAATGCATCAGCGACGCGTCCAGAGGCATCCTGGTGAGCTGAGGCCTTGTAAGCAAAAGGGGTCTTGCATGCAGATGATGCAGTAGGTGTGGAGGGCTCCTGTCTGAGGATGGCTGTCATCACTCTCCTGTCAGCAGTGGACCCGAGCGAATGGACAAGGGAACCTGCGACCTCTATAAACCACGTGAGCTGGTCGTACACACCAGTTGTAAGTGTTGCGGTGATAGGCTTGACACCGAGTCCGTTGAGGGTTGCGGGTGTCATGCAGTACATGAACACCTGGGTACTTGTGAATGACATTATGCGTGGGTCAAACTCGGCGGCCCACATTAGGCTCTTCTGCAAGGCCATCCAGTAACCTACAAACGGGTCTGCACCGTTGTTAGATGCAGAGGATGCGGTGCCAAAGGCAGTGGCCACATGGTCTTGCAAGGATGCGAACCGCCGCGTGTGGTCCTTGTCTATCCGCATCAATGTCTTTGTGCCATGTCCAACTTGTGTCCCGTCGATGTACAGTTCATTCAGATAGACAAATTTGATCGACGAGAAGAAACTCTTCACTGTGTCCATTTTGAACCCTAGCTTGAGGTAGGTGTCGCGCAACATGTCGCGGGACTTGGCAGCTTTCTCTACGCACGACTCGATGCTGCCCGTGAGGGACACGACTGTAGCTGCATCATCAATGAACGCCAGGGTGTAGGCAGCCTCTCCCTTGGAGATGACTCCTTCAGTCCTCAGCTTATACACCCAGTAGATGAGCATGTGTGCGTGCATCACAGTATCAGACGTGGCAGGCCACCCCTGGATATTGCCATTGGTCACGTTGCCTATTTCCTTCACGCCACGCCTGTCACAGAATACTTGAAGTCTGTCCCACAGGGCAAAGTGTGCCTTTGGATTCTCACACTGCGTTGTGCTTAGCCCATACTCCTGCCAGGCATAGAATGTCTCCCGAGGCATAGCAGGGGACCACGCTGATATGTCTGTCGATGTGGCAAAGGCATGCCGTGTGGCTCTTTTAGATATCGAGCGTGCCATTTCTTGGAACTTCTTCTTATGCCGGATAAAGCCCATGCGCATTGACACACCAGGTGTGATCTCCCCCAGAGGCCTGAAAGAATGGTCCACTTCCGTGAAGTACTCCCTGACTGTGTCGCATGCAGATAGAGTCTCCCTGATCTTTTCGCCGACCTTGGTATTCTCAGCCTTCCCTGCCTCGGCGGCAATCGCGACATCCTTGTTTGTCAAGCCACCCGCCACGACCCTTGCGCGCCACTCGGACATGAGCTCTCCGTTTGACAGGACCTCCCCATTGAACAGCGCTGACAGGAGTTCGTTGTTGTCAACTTTTGGAAGGGACCTCGAGAAAGCACGGCCCATGTACATCTGAGTATCCGCAACCACCCTGGTGCTATCTTTAGCATTGAGCACATGGAAATCACCCGTCTTTGGGAAGGGGAAGTGCTTGGATATGCGCACCTTACCCCATTCGGCTTCAGGAGGGAGCTGGACTTTACCCTTCAGGCAAGACTGAGCCCACTTGGTGTCATGAAAAGGGTAGTCCCCACTCACTGCGTACTTAGGGAACTCGTGGATCTTCGCTGTGAGCTTGCAGAAGTCATAAGCTTGGCAGAACCTGATGAACTTCCCAAGCTCGACCTTGTCCGCTTTGTTAGCAGCTGATGTCTTGCTGGTCACGGACTTGTGGATGAGCAAAGGGTCTATGTCAGCCGGTGGTAGGAGATGGTACAACTTCAGGAATTCACCGCGGACGCGTTCCGGGCATGGTATGCGGTGCACTAGGTCCCACCAGGAGTCATCACCAGGGTACATCTCTAAGACCTCCTTGTGCAGTGTTGCATCTCTCTCAGTGGCTCCGCAATCTATGTCTGCACTCTTCTCACCAACAAGGTTCTGCCACCTGGTGTAGGCCAAGTGCATATGCCTCGCTGTGTACTTTGCTTTGAATGGATTTGAGATGGTCTTGGCAATCCACGCTATGCACCGACTGAGATCGTTCACGTAATTGATCTTCTCCTTGGCACCAGCAACTCGTAACATGGAGAACGCTAAGTATGCGTTGCGAACAGAAGTCATGCATGTCCTCAAGTAGTCAGCAGTGCTTGAGTCGAACACTAACTGCGTGCCCCCCATAAAGATGACAAGTATGCCTGCGTAGTTATACGAATCACACTCGATTCCGACGTCACCGAATGGGTGGAACTTGTGCCTCTCATGAGGCTTGGACGCATCTGCTTTGTCGACCATCTCGGCCACCTCAGGGCGGAGCTTCCTGGGGCGCGCCGCTGCAAGCCGGCAGTACTTAACCCACATGGGCTGTGCCCTGTATTGTAGGTTCTCCATCGCCTTTGTCCACTTCTCTGCCCTCACCACCTCTGTGTAAAAGGACCCGCACATGGCCGTGTGCTTGAAAGCCTCCATGAACGCACCGGGTGCAACCTTTTGCCCAGGCAACTGCCATGCCATGACATCTTTGGCGGCCAACCGTGCCCACCTAGATTCTTTGCTCTCGACACTGTGCCCCCTGTCAGACATTGCCATTGACAGTAAGTAGAACATTGCCTCATCGTCAGTGAGAGTTCGCACGGGTCTATGGAACCTAACAGTGTCCAGGTAGTCACGGACGAGGTATGCAGATGCATCTTCACTTGACAAAACGTGTGTGGCCAGGAGGGCACCTATCTCAGAGTCGAGGAGGTAGTCAGCCAGCTGGGTGTCCATCCCTCTATCGTCGATTTCGTCTTCGTCTGTTCGCAGTGCAAGGTCTGCATACCATTCGTAGTCCTCCTTCAGAGTGTATACCACAGTCGGGCTACAGTGCATCGCGCGTGCGACCATCTGTTGGAGCTTCGGGACATGTGTCCGAGTAGCGAGAGCCAGCAGCCGATTGCGCGCTTGCTTGGCATATCTCGGCCTCTCAAACACCCTCGCCATCTTGAGCAGGATAATAAGACCAGAAATAAAGCTTTTGAAACGAACATCAATGTTAGGTTGAGGGCAAGAATTGAAAATTGTGATTTCAAGTTTCCCAGGCTGTATCTGTGGCCCGGACGTAGGTTACCCTGTG